TCAGTTGTGTAAAGGATAAGTAATGTCTTTGACCAAAGTATCCTATTCAATGATCACGGGGGCAATGATCAATGTCCGTGATTATGGCGCTACAGGCGATGGCACGACAGATGACACAGCAGCCATGCAAGCGGCTATTACTGCTGCCACAGCGAATGGTCAAAGCACTCTTTACATTCCAACTGGCACATACATTGTCAAATCACAATTGAATGTCAGCCAATGCTCAGTCATGGGCGATGGTGTTTACGCTTCAAAGATCAAAGCTGGCAGTGGTTACACTGGAACCAACTTAATGTATGTTGGTTCGCTGTCTCAAAACTTGGTTTATCAAGATTTCCAATTAGACGGCAATACTGGCGTTGCAAGCGTCAAAGGCTTGTTGATTGAAGGTAACGTGCTTCACTGCCGTTTCTCAACAATCAAAATCAGCAATTGCACTGACATTGCCTTGTATATCAAAGGTGGCGACTCTGGAACAACTCGCCCAAGTGTGAACACATTCATAGACTTGCGAATTATTGACAATGCTTCGCATGGGCTTTATATCACTGAAGGCCGCGGTAACACTTTCTTAAATTGCAATTTTGAGCAACTTGGCGGCATTGGCGTGTATGTCGTTGGCAATGTAACTGACAACCCATCGGAATTTTTATTTCAAGGTTGTTGGATTGAAGTTGCTGTGGGTGGTGGTTTTTATTTGCAAAATGCTTTTGCATTTACATTGCTACAAAACACGGTTGTGTCAATTACAACAGGCAATCCTTTCTTTATTCTTGACAGCTATTTCTGCACAATTCAAGAAAATTCAACCGAGGCGTTGACTGGCGGAACTTATTATTCATATAAGTTTCAAGGTGGCTATCGTCACCGCTTGGTACAGCCACAAAACAATATTACAGCGGCTTGCATTAACAATTATTTGTCAGACTATGCGGTGTTGTCGCCTGTTAATGCGTCAATGGCGTATTGTGTTCCGATGTTTACATCAAACACAACAAGCATTGCTGCCAATTTAACCCGATACATTGGTGTTCAAAGTGGCATTGTTGACGCAACGGCAAACAATGTGCGAATGCTGTCACCCGGAACATTTACAGTTGGTCGTTTGTCAGCAGAGTCAACAACATTGCCCGGTCCCGTAGGTTTGTTGTACTCCATCACTTTGCAAAAAAATGGCGTAGACACTGCCTTGGTTGTTAATTTATCTGACGCAAATGGCGGATCGGCAACTGCTACTGGTGAAGTTACATACGATCAGGGCGACACACTTGCGTTTAAAGTTGTCACATCTGCTGGCGCGGTAACTGTTGCCGCAGGCGGTTTGCACATTTCTTTGCAAACAATGATGAGGTAACAAAATGAGTATTTCTTATAAATGGTCAGTAGAAAAATTGACAGTTAAACAAGCCAGCAAACTTGTTACTTCTGTCGAATGGCGTTGCTATGGTGTGGATGACACCAACGGATTTAGTGCATCAGTAGCTGGCGCTACAGCCCTTGAGCCTTCTGATACTTTTACTCCTTACGATCAATTAACTGAACAACAAGTTCTTGATTGGTGTTCTAATGTTAAAAATGAAACTGAAACCAATATTGCTATGAGCGTGAATGAGCAATTGGCTAAAAAAGAATCTGAGCCTGCTTTACCGTGGGCATAATCTGCTGTAAGATTAAAAAACCGTACCGGCGAGGTTCACCGGGGAATCCAAGGATTCATAAATGACTGAAGAAGTCCAAGCCTTAGCGGAAGTTGACTCCGCGCCTGCACCAGAAGTGACGGCCACTCCTGATCGTGCTGAAAATGCGCCGGAAGTCGCTGAGACTCAAAACGAACAAGCAACAGAGGAAAAGAAGTACTCTCAAGCTGAAATCGATGCGATGATCGGCAAACGCCTCGCAAGAGAGCAACGTAAATGGGAACGAGAGCAATCTGCCCGACAAGCGCCTGCGCCTGTTGTGCCTGCGGAAATTCCAACTGTAGATCAATTTAACAGCCCATCCGACTACGCGAGTTTTATTCGTGCGGAAGCTGAAAAACTGGTCCAGCAGCAGGAAGTCCACAAGTACCGGCAGTCAATCGAAGACTCCTATGCGGAACGTGAAGAAGTAGCGATGGACAAATATGATGACTTTGAACAAGTCGTCAAGAATCCAAATCTGCCAATCAGTGATGCAATGGCTGAAGCGATTAAAGCCTCTGAAGTTGGACCTGATGTAGCTTACTACCTCGGAACCAACATCAAAGAAGCAGCTCGAATTGCCAAATTGTCGCCACTTTTGCAGGCAAAAGAGATTGGAAAGATTGAGGGCAAATTAGCCGACAATCCAACAATCAGAAAGACAACCTCAGCGCCAACCCCTATTTCACCTGTCACTGCACGCTCTACTGGAGCGCCAGCCTACGACACCACCGATCCTCGGTCTACCAAGACCATGAGTGATTCGGAATGGATCGAGAATGAACGCAAGCGACAGATTAAAAAATGGCAAGCGCAAAACCGCTAAACTTTTGAAAGGACTCACATGTCTAATAGTATTCTGACCATTGACATGATCACCCGCAAATCGCTGGAGATCTTGGAAAACAACCTCGTGTTGACACGTAACGTGAACCGCCAGTATGACGACAGCTTCGCTGTTGAAGGTGCTAAGATTGGTTCTACCCTCCGTATCCGTTTGCCCGACCGCGCTCTGGTGACTGACGGTGCTGCCCTGCAAGTTCAGGACGACAACGAACAGTACACCACTTTGACCGTTGCCAGCCAAAAGCACATCGGTGTCAACTTCACATCTGCTGAATTGACCATGCAGTTGGACGACTTTGCTGAACGTGTGTTGAAGCCCCGTATCAGCCAGTTGGCATCTTCTATCGATGCTGACGTTGCTAACGCTTACTTGGGCATTGGTAACTCCGTTGGTACTCCCGGCACTACTCCTTCTACTTCTTTGGTCTTGTTGCAAGCCCAGCAGAAGCTGAACGAAAACGCAGCCGTGATGTCTCCTCGTTACGCTACCGTGAACCCTGCTGCTAACGCTGGTTTGGTTGAAGGCATGAAAGGTCTGTTCAATCCTACAGACACTATCAGCAAGCAATTCAAGAACGGCATGATGGGCACTGGTGTGTTGGGCTTTGACGAGATCAACATGTCTCAGTCTATCAAGCAGTTCACAACTGGTTCACGTACTGCTACTGGCGGCACTTTGTCTGCTTCCGTGTCTTCACAAGGCGCAACTACTATCGCTATCACTGGCGCTGGTAACGCAGGCACTGTGAAAATCGGTGACGTGTTTACTGTTGCTGGCTGCTACGCTGTTAACCCACAAACTCGTGAATCAACCGGTTCCTTGTTCCAGTTCGTTGCTACTGCAAACGTGACTTTGGGTTCAAGCGGCGAAGGTAACATTACTGTTGCTCCTATCTACACCTCTACCAACGCTTTGGCTACCGTGGACAGCTTCCCTGCTTCCGGCGCTGCTGTCGTGTTCGTTGGTGCAGCTTCTAGCCAGTACGCTCAAAACTTGGTGTACCACAAAGATGCCATCACCTTCGCAACTGCTGACTTGCTGTTGCCACAAGGTGTTGACATGGCTGCTCGCGCAGTTCACAACGGTATCAGCTTGCGTGTTGTGCGTCAGTACGACATCAACAACGACCGTATGCCTTGCCGTATTGACGTTTTGTACGGCTACAACACGATCCGCCCACAAATGGCTGTTCGCCTCTGGGGTTAATTGATTGGGGCTTCGGCCCCTTTCTTCGTATCATCTTTGAAAGGAAATTATCATGGCATTACCTAATGGCGCAGGCGGTTACCAACTCGGTGACGGCAATCTGAACGAAATCAACATGGTCACGCAAGTGGCCCCTACAGCTAAAGCAGCCGCAGCCACTTTGACCGCTGCTGAATTGGCTACCGGCATCATCACTTTCAACGGCACTGCTGGCGCTTTGACAGTACCCCTCGGTACTTCTTTGGACGCTGCATTCCCCAGCATGAAAGTCGATAGCTGTTTTGACTTCAGCATCATCAACACAGACGCTTCTGACGCTGCTACTGTCACTGCTAACACTGGTTGCACCTTGGTTGGTGTTGCCGCTGTGTCTGCTGTGTCGTCATGCACATGGCGCGTTCGTAAGACTGGTGAAGCTACTTACGTGTTCTACCGTATCGCTGGCTAAACCTAAATGGGGGCTTCGGCTCCCATTTTTAAAGGAACTATCATGGCAAATAATAAACCTGTTGGTGTCGCATATTCTGATCCAGCGCTTAGTGCGTTTTATCTGAATTCGCCTGTCACAAAGACAGCTAGTTTTACTTTGGGCGATGATGAGAACTACATCGTATGTAACGGCGCTTCTGCCAACGTCACAGTGACGTTGCCTAGCGGTTCTGCTTACATCGGTCGTACTGTTACCATCAAAAACCTTTCAGGCACATACACGGTAATCACTGCATCATCTAACGTGCGACCATTGACCTCTGCTACCTTGGGCACAGCAATTCTTGCTGCTACCGCTGGTAAATGGGCGACTTTGGTTTGCGAAGATGGTACAAACTGGACTATCATGGCTGCTGCCTAATAAACAAATGGGGGCTAATCACCCCCATTCTTAAAATATGGTCATATACCTCACACACCCCGTTCATGGCGCTAAAGTAGCAACCATGGATTTGGAAGCAGAAGCTGATGAAAGAAACGGCTGGACTCGCTATAATCCGGATACGCCTTCAGAACTTGAAGAAGCGGCTCCCGTAAACGCACTCGGGACTAAACGCAAAACCCGCAAAGTTGAGGTATCAACCGAGCCTGTATCCGAAGGAGTCTAAGCATGACAACGTACACCGCTGGCCAACAAATCGAACGGGCACTACGGCTTCTCGGTGTGCTTGCTGAGGGTGAAACGCCTTCTGCTGCTACTTCTCAAGATGCGCTGATGGCGCTCAACCAAATGATCGATAGCTGGCAGACCGAGCGTCTGTCAGTGTTCTCTACGCAAGATCAAGTGTTCACATGGCCCTCTGGCCTAATCAGCCGTACTCTTGGCCCAACTGGTGACTTTGTAGGTAATCGTCCCGTCTTGTTTGACGATGCCACTTACTTTAAAGCACCCAACGGCGTGTCATACGGCATTAAGTTTATCAATCAACAGCAGTACGATGGCATTGCTGTTAAGACTGTGACATCGACATACCCGCAGGTGATCTTCGTCAACATGACGTTCCCCAATGCGGAGATGTTCATCTACCCACGTCCAACACAGGACTTGGAATGGCACTTCGTGTCAATTGAAGAACTTGACAATCCTGCCACTTTGTCAACAGTTCTGTACTACCCGCCCGGTTATCTACGTGCTTTTACGTACAACTTGGCCATGGAATTTGCGCCTGAGTTTGGCATCGAGCCAAGCCCACAGGTTAAGCGTATCGCTATGACCAGCAAGCGCGATTTGAAGCGCATCAACAATCCTGACGATGTAATGGCAATGCCTTACGCATTGGTGGCAAACCGCCAGCGCTTCAACATCTATGCCGGTAACTACTGATGAAAACGCCGATCCTCGGTCAATCTTATGTGGCCCGTAGCGTTAATGCTGCGGATGCCCGTATGGTCAATTTGTTTGCCGAGGTGCTATCCGAAGGCAAAGAAGCTGCATTCCTGCAACGTGCCCCCGGCCTGCGTAAACTAAACACCATTGGTAACGGTCCTATTCGTGGCTTGTGGGCTTTTGCGGCTGACGATGACGTGGCCTTTGTCGTGTCGGGCACTGAGCTTTACAAGATCAGCCCCACTTATGTGCCGACCCTAATCGGTACGGTAGCAGGCACTGGTCCAGTCAGTATGGCTGACAATGGCACGCAGTTGTTTATTGCGGCCAACGGTCCCAGTTACATCTACAACAACACTACAAATGCGTTTGGTCCAATCACTGACCCCGACTTCCCCGGTGCTGTGACTGTGGCTTACTTAGACGGCTATTTTGTATTCAATCAGCCAAACAGCCAGTTGATGTGGGTAACTCAGCTTTTAGACGGCACATCCATCGATCCGCTTGACTTTGCCAGCACCGAAGGTGCTCCTGACGGATTGGTTGCAGTGTCATCTAACTTCCGCGAAATCTGGGCGTTTGGTACAAACTCGATTGAGGTTTGGTACGACACTGGCGCTACAGATTTCCCTCTCCAGCGCATCCAAGGTGCGTTCAATGAATTAGGCTTGGCTGCTCCATTCTCCGTTGCCAAAGTGGACAACGGTTTGTTTTGGCTTGGTCGTGACCGCCGTGGTCAAGGTATTGTTTACCGTGCCAACGGCTATTCTGGTGAGCGCATCTCGACCCACGCTGTCGAGTGGCAGATTCAGCAGTACGCTGATTTGACAGACGCAATTGCGTACACGTACCAGCAAGATGGTCACAGCTTCTATGTCCTGATTTTCCCCAGTGCCAACACCACATGGGTGTACGACTTGGCAACTCAGGCTTGGCACGAGCGTGCAGGCTTTGCCAACGGTGCGTTTACTCGTCACCGTAGCAATTGCCAGATGGCGTTTAACCATGAGATTGTGGTGGGTGACTTTGAGAACGGCAACATCTACGCTTTTGACTTGGATGACTACTCAGACAACGGCAGCATCCAAAAATGGCTACGCACATGGCGTGCTTTGGGTCCGGGTAAAAATGATCTTAGGCGAAGTGCCCAACACAGTCTCCAACTCGATGTTGAGTCCGGTGTCGGTTTGAACATTGGTCAAGGTGATGACCCACAAGTCATGCTTCGCTGGTCAGACGATGGTGGCCACACATGGTCAAACGAGCACTGGTCAGCCATGGGCAAGATTGGTCAGTTTTACAAACGTGTGTTCTGGCGGCGCTTGGGCATGACTTTGAAAATACGTGATCGTGTTTATGAAGTGTCCGGTACTGATCCCGTGAAGATTGCCATCATGGGTGCTGAACTTCACGCAGACGGTACAAATGCCTAGTCCTAATGCTACGCCAACGCCAATCACGCCACCCCGAGTGCCGCTGGTTGACCCTCGCACGGGCTTAATTGACCGTGCTTGGTATTTGTTCTTTCTGTCGCTGCTGAATGTTGCGACTGCCGTTGTTGACGACCCCTCGGTTGGCTCAGACGTTGAATCTTTGCTTGCGTCTTACGATGCGGCTTTGCTTACGGTCAACCAAGAACTGCAAACTTTGCCGCCGACAACTGATCTAAGCGCTGAGTTAATCAAGCAAATTCAAGAAGCCAATCTTGTTGACTGTTGCTCGGCCTTGGTGTCCCAAACGGCTGAGATGCAAAAGCAGATCGAGGCTTTGCAAGTTCAACCAATTGTTGACACTGCGGCTATCACTGCTGCCATTAACGCTGCGTCATCTGCGCCTGTCACCAAGACTGCTGACTTTACGGTGGCTGACAACGAGACTTGGATCATTAACAACAAGTCGGGTTCGACCTGTACAGCAACCTTGCCCACGGCAAGCGCATGGTCTGGCCGTGTGTTGTATTTACAGAGCTATCAAGCACAGACGCTAGTCTCGGCTTCCTCGAACGTAGTGCCTTTGGTCGGCGGTGCTGCTGGAACGGCAATTCTTGCCGCCGTTGCTGGCGATACAGCAACACTTGTGTCTGACGGCTCAAACTGGATAATGACACAATACGTACCTAACAATGTCCTACTTTTGGAGTAAACCATGA